GGCTGATTTCCCTTCTCATCATAAGACTCGGAAACGAGTCGACGAGAAATCGGTAGATTTGCCGATTGCAAAACATTGAGCTGCAAATCTTCTGCAGACACATAAAAGTTTACTGCAATATCCCCATTATCTGGGGATTGAAGCGCCGTAAATGGCGTTACTGCAATGAAACCATTGACATATTGTGGATTTCCGAAAACAAATTCGGATCCATGAAACTTGGGCTGAACATCCATAGGAGCAGTCTCTAACCAGACACTGGGTTGTGCATAATTGATGCAAAACTCAATGTCCTGTGTCTCTTGAATATCAATTATTTTGATATAATTTTTGTTCAACGAGATACCAGACGTAATAAGAGCTCCCTGCATTATATTTGGCTCAAAAGTCACTGCCAATTTTCCTCTATGAAAGTTGGAGCAAACAATTTCAAGTCGAAACTTGATTTTGCCTCTCCAATATTTGAACGGAGCAGTAACGAAAGCCATTGCGGTGGGTTGCATGAACATTCTAGCAAGAGCAGCATTATAGACATAATTATTCAGCTGAGGTGTAACTGCACTCATCCAAATTGGTCCTGCCATAACGGTACTATTGTGTGCCCAAGTAAAAGAAGTTAAGTAAGACTGCACTCCAGACAAAAAGGCAATTGACAATTCATCTTCATCAGTTCCACAAACACGTGGATCGATGGTAATTTCTTGCATAGGGTCGAAACAAATTCTTTCGACCGTATCAACGCCAATAGTTTGAGCCGTAGTACTAAAAGGTCTATTCTTAATAAAAGTGGGATGATCTTTGATTTGAGGCCTAGACCATCCAAACCAAGATGCAATTCCAGCAGCCCCTTGAAAAACGTAGCTACTGGCTTTAGCAAGCACACCAATACTTGGTACTGTAGAAAGAGCGTTCATAACCATAGCCATGAAAGATGCCACTTTCTCAACAGGACCCTTCTTTCTCTCATCATAACCTTCGGTCGTAATCTCAATTTGAGTCGCTGTAGGAGGACCCAACTGAACATTTTCCAACCAGGCATAAAGGTGCACATAAATCTCAGATGGTGTAGGTGATACAGCTTTGGCTTGGTTTAATGAATACAAAAACAAATCTCCGGCAACTGCTAGATCAGGATATGAGGTAGCAGCGGACAACACCGCGGTAGAATTTGCAAACAGTCTGTGCATAGGCTTAGGGGAAATAAAAGGACACTTGATGTCAACAGGTTGATTTCCCCTATAATCAATTGTACAGGCTCCAGGAGCTTGAGACAAATAATTCAAAAACTGTGGTCTATGCAAACCAGAAATGGCTATATTAGCCAAGTTTGCGGTTATGTTTTCATTCAAACTAGCATAAGGCTGATAAGACAAAATCATTTTCCCAAAATGAAAAGGGGTTCCCGAGATGGCCACACGTACCATAAGATCAGCCTTGAGATACGTATAATTTCTCAATTTAGCTCTCACTGATGGGGCTAGTGTGTACAAATCCCAAACTTTCAGACGTATATTAATATCCGTCGAAATTGGAATGGGAAATTTTCCTAAACTTATTGGACGTGCGAAAAAATCATCGATAGATAGCAAGTGAGATTGTCCAACTTCCGGCACAATACTAGAACCTGCATCGTGAAGATCTACATCATCTCCAACGATATCGGACAGGTTCTCATGCTCTTTGATTTCTCCAGTGACGGTACCCTCCGATTGGGACTCACTGACAAGTCTCCTGGATGCGGCTATCATAGATGAAACTCTCTTGACAGTCACTATCAGGTCCGCTTCCTTTTCTAGCAAGCGAATAACATGTTGTGGTACTGTGATGCCATGTTGAATGGCTTGAGTGTTGGTCTTCAAAATCTCAAGAGTTAACGAATTGTCATATTTCTCATCCTGAAGAGCCGCTTGGACTTCATCTAACTCTCTTTGGTATCTATCACGCATAGCTACAAAAATTTGATATTGATCGGCGAACGTTGTTAAAGTGTGAAAAGGGTTCGGCTTAACACACCGCAAGGTGAAATGGAAAACTTTTTACAATTTATTTACAATATGTACAATATTTACAAGATATGTCAGGCTTTTCACAATTCCTGTCCCACTACATAGTTAACACCATCCTGGTGGCTTTCACCAAATAAGCCATCAGGTGGAAAAGAGTTAACCATTACGGGATCTCCTGTAAATCCTAGGGATGAGGCTATCTTCCAATAACCCGGAAGATTCGCCTCTAACGGATCCATAGAAAAATGAGCAAACAGTAAATGCTCAAAGTTTCGCTTGAAGTGATTGAAAACAAACTCGGATTCGCAATGAAAGAAAAGCTCCCATAACGCAGACGTCATAGTAGCCTTACATTGTTCATCCAAG